AGGCTCAACTTGGTCTGTGTAATCCAGATAGATTTCGTGACAAAGCCGCGAGAAGCGCTGATATAACTCAAAGCGCGGTGGCACAATGACCAGTTCCGGACACTTTTGCTTTGCCTGCCAGAGCGCTTCGCCTGTCTTTATCTGATACCTTTTTGCAAGCTCATTCTTGGCAAGAATAATGCCATGCCGCTGTTCAACATCGCCACCAACTGCTACCGGCTTATTACGGATTTCGGGCCTGTGTAGACACTCCACCGATGCGTAAAAACTGTTACAGTCTGAGTGCAATATAATCCGTTCCACATTCCCACCTCCGAACGCTTGTTCTATTCTATGCAAAGAAATTATAGAACATGCGTTCTGGCTTTTCAATGGAAATTAAATGAAACTGACTGTAGTGGGGTGTAATACTAGAGCAGTATCTCAAATAAAAGTATACAGGTTAATTGGTAAGGATACTCTTTGAATGTATGATAATTGTATAGAAATATTATTCTCGTTTTTATGTAAAATTATGGAAAAATATGTTGATATATGGTAATATAAGTTTGTAAATTATATGTCGAAGGGAATGATTATATTGGTGAAAACTATCGCTCTTTTTAACAATAAAGGAGGTGTAAGCAAAACAACGACGACGTTCCATCTTGGGTGGAAACTAGCAGAAGGCGGGTATAAAGTTTTGATTGTCGACACTGATCCTCAGTGTAATCTAACAGGACTTTGTTTAAATACCGATAAAGAGAACAAATTAATGAAATTTTATCAAGAAAATGAATACAACATAAAAAACTCTTTATCACCCGTATTTGACTCTAAACTAGAACCAATGAAGGCAGCAAAATGTTATAATTTTGAAGAAAACACCAATCTATTTCTTTTGCCTGGACATATAGATTTTTCGGAATATGATGCTACATATAGCATTGCGGAAAATTTAACAGGAACACTATTTATGTTTCAGAATGTGCCGGGGGCATTAAGAAATCTACTCCAATTAACCGCTACAGAATATAATTTAGATTATATTCTACTAGACATGAGTCCAAGTATTTCTGCGACGAACGCAAATATATTAATGGAAAGCGATTATTTCCTACTACCATGCGCTCCAGATTATTTTTGTTATATGGCAATTGATTCATTAACAAGAGTGTTTCCTAGATGGAATTCCACGTATAATAAACTAAAAGAAAACGATGTATTTAAAAATGCCTCATATAAAATGAAGAAAGAGCCACCTAGATTTATTGGAACAATTCAGCAAAGATATCGACCAAGAAATGGTTCCCCTGCAAAGGCTTTTTCTGAGTGGATAGATGATATTAACGCACTTGTTCTGGAAAAATTAGTACCTGTCTTACAAGAAAACGATATGATTGTAAATGGTAATAAAGCGCTTTATGAAACGCCTTATAATCTAATAAATATTGCGGATTTTAATAGCTTAATTGCTCAATCTCAAATGAATAATACTCCTGTTTTCTTATTGACCCAAGAGCAGGTGCAGAAAACAGGAAATGTTTGGGAGAACATGAAAAGGAACCGAGATGAATTTAATACTACGTTCGAAACGCTTGCCAACCGTATTGTCAAATTAGTTAAATAGGCTATCAATAATTAGGTTAATATATTCCTTCAATAAAGGATCTCCCCCGCAACCGGAATTACTCCAGCTGCGGGGGATCGCTTTGTCTGAAAGGAATTTTTATTAAATCTCGCTGGGTGCGGCTTCAAGGTATCCCATTGCTTCACGGTAATTTGGCAAGGCCAGAAACTCACGCAAATAAGGCAATGCTTTGGGATCTCTGTCAGCGAAGTAATTCACCGATTTTTCTCGCAGCCAAGTTTCAACGAAGAACTTTCTGAGATCACCAATGAGTTCATTTGGGTAGGCGCGAGCTTGTACGACTCTGCCGTCCTCATAGTGATGCGAGTAGTGAGGGTATGTATCTACCGGGTATCCCATATCGCGCAGGTGCTTTGAAAAAGTTTTTCCAAGAGATATATCAGGGATCTGTTTCGAGGTAACGGTGTATCCTAAAGCTTCCAAAGGGCCAATAAGGTGTAGCGTTACTTCATTGAGCATAGAAAAATATCCAAAAGGAACGTTATTCATATTCGCCATGTAGCGCCGAAGATGATACGGTAATGAAAGAGAGTTAACCCCTCCCGACATCCACTCCGCCACCCATTGGGTAACAAGTACAGCAAACTTAGGGGATAACCATTGAGCCAAATTTACTGCAACTTGGGGATGAACCCAAGTGCCTTGTAATTGGGGCGTGCCGCCCGATATGCTAAGCACTAATCTCGTGGTCGGAATTCCGACCGCGGCAGAAAGTTCACTGAGAAAGGCCTTTGTAACCGATAATTCATTGTAATGCTTCATTTGTTTGCCGGCCGCTTTGCACATTGCAGTTGCATTTATGTACCCGTCGGTAACACGCTGACTTATAATCTCGTTTTCCGCTTCTCGATCAATGAATCCAGGTATCATTAATTGTCCAGACATAAATACCACCCCTTTTAATGATGTTTTTCCGCTGTACCATACGTACAGCGGAAATAGAGACTTGGAAGTAAACAATTTGGCTCATTCGTATGCTTTAATTTATAATATTCTTTTTATGCGTTTCTGTAAATAGATGGCATTTTATAAACAAAAAAAATCCCGCCCTGGATTTTACACAGGGCGGGATTTTTGGTTTGTATGCAAATTTAAAGAAGCAACAACAAAAACAAAAGCGGCATACCGGAAAATCATTCCGGTACGCCGTCTTGTCATTTTTATTCGGTTGTTTCGGCCTTGCTCTTAATCGCCGCAAACGCATTTTTAACCGCCGGCGGCATCGGCACGCCCATGATACCAAGGTTTTCCACGACACTGAACCCCTCATTGGCGATGAAGAACAGAATCACCGCCGTGCGGAGGTAACCGCCTGTTCCGGCCACGGTATCGAGCTGAACCGCGACATAGACGACCAGCAGCACACTAAATTTGCGAAGTAGGCCCTTGAGACTGGCGTTGCTCTCGAAGGTGCCGTCAGCGGTCTTTTGGCTCTTATGCCATACCAGGGCGATCAGGATGCCCAGCAGGTAATCCACGGCCATAATGCCAATCAGAAACTGGAGGCTAGTGTCCCAGCCTCCCAGGGCAGAAAGAATAGCGGCACCGGCCGCAGAAAAGACGGTCAGCGCCGAAATGTACATCGATTTTGCAGATAAAGCCATTATGTTATCCTCCTCAAGTTACGTTAAAATTGCACTGCTGCGTCACACCGTCTGCGGTGACGCTGATATGTCCATGCCTTACAACCGGCTCAGGCGGCAGGCCCTCCACGTCGATCAGCCAGCCCCGTCCTTTCGGGTCTTTGTATGGCTTGCCCACCTTAATCACATCCCGGCCGACCACATCGGATACAACCGGCTCGTCCTGGCACTTGGCCAGCACAGTGTATTTTTCACCGCTGTTCATGTCTTTGCTGCTGGTGTCGAGCGTCAGGCCGGTGATTTCCGGAGCCGTAAAAGTAGGTACTGTAACTGCCTGCTTGTACGCAACGCCGGTATGCTTGCAGATGCCCCGGGCAATGGCCTGTGCGGCCTTTGCGGCATCAAAACGGGCCATGTCCTCGGCGGAATCGATAAATCCAACCTCTGCCAGAATTGCGGGCATATTGGTCTGGCGGATCACAGCCAGATAATCGCGCCCATCGTCACCCTTGCGAGTCTTTACGCCACGATCGACGTATCCCAGACCCACGAGCTCAGCCTGAATGCACTCGGCCAGGGCTTTGCTTTTACCGCCCGCGATACTGCACCAGGTTTCCGCGCCCCTTCCACCACCGGCATTGAGATGGACGGATACAAAATAATCAGCACCCCATTTGTTTGCCAGCGGGCCGCGCGTGTCGAGAGGGATGTCCACATCCGTGGTACGGGTCTGCGCTACGGTGACCCCGCAGCGGGTCAGCTCCGCGCCGAGCAGGGTTGCAATTTGCAATGTCAGGTCTTTTTCCTTGCAACCTAAGGCACAGGCCCCTGGTTGCGCACCGCCGTGACCGGCATCAATCCAGACTCTCATTGTTTATTCCTCCGTTTCCGCCGCTTCCAGCGCGGCTACGATCTCCGCCTTTTCAACATCTGTCAGCAGGTTGTAATCGGCAAAAACCGCGTCCATACTCTCTCCGGAAATTACCCGGCGCTGGATTACCTTAAATAAGATTTTCAAGCGTCCTGTCATTTGTGCTCACCGCCCCTTATTCTGTTGTTTAAATCTGGCTTATTACCGCGAGCATCCGTGACTCTCTTTGCGCACTCTTCACATATAAGGAGTGTTCCGCCCATGGTAGGGAACTTAATGTCTGGCCGATTCTTAAAACATATGTCACACATCTTAGTATCTAAATTTCCTCCGCAGAATATAATATCTTTCATTTGGACTTGCCCTACCTTTCTTTTTGGGATACGATGTAAATACAAACTTTTAGGAGGAAGAATATGGGTAATAATTTAATGCTAAATATTCCTTTTGCCCGGCAGATAAACAATTGCACTTGTGGCGCGGCCTGTTTGCAGATGATATTCTCTTACTATGGAATTTCTTGCGATCAGCGTGACATATTTAACGCCATTCAGACACCGGATCAATCAGGAAACGCTCCTTATTGTGACTTAGCTAAAATGGTACTCAGTTCAAATAATCTTGGGATAGCCTGCGCAGGGGTTGTACCCAAGGAACCTGCATCATTCCTGAAATTTTGCCTCAAGAGTGACATTAGCGTCATTCTCTTGTTTCACAGGGACAAGAATTCGCTTTTAGGCCATTTTGGTGTACTTACAGGAGCGGAGAAAAATTTGGTATATATTCATGACCCTTTTATTGATAACGGCGCAAATAGCGCTTATTTAATCAGTGAGTTCATATCGCAGCACATGAAAAGGAAAGAATCCTCAAATCGAAATGATGACATTGGGCTTTCTTACAGTATGCTGCTGTTTACCCCTCCTGCACTTAGTTCAGAATGCGCCAGCGTTACATGCAGGGATTGTGGAGCAAGTTTCCCTATAATGGCTAAAGTAGCTCAGAAAGTTGATCAAATTTTATGTCCTTATGAAGATGCCTGGAAGCCAATAGGATAAATAAAACTCACTCACTATAAAATGTGTCCGCAATCTTGGTTGCCAGCTCGTCCGGGATGTTATCCCCGGCAACGTCCACCAGTTCGTCCACTATGCCGGTCACGGTGTCCTGCTTACGGATATAGCCGAGCTGCCGGAGTACATCGATCTGTTCCTGCAGTTCCTCAAGGGAGTCTACAAAAAGTAGCAATGCCACATTTGGTGACGCCCTCATGGGCAACACCTCGGCGCACGGGTGAGGATCGCGAAAATTAATAAGCGTCGTTTCGGCGTCGATCTGCGCCGCAAGCTGCTCGGCATAAGCTTTTGTGCCGTCAACATCGTTGTGAAAAATAGCCACACGGATTTGTTTTGACATGATCTATCCTCCTCAGCTTGTATATTTAATCGTGGTAATGGAGCCGATGCCACCAGCATAACCAGCTGTTCCTGACGCGCCGTATTGAGTCCCATATGCGCCCGGTATGCCACCAGATGCACCGTTAACTTGCAAAAGTCCAGTGTTAGTATAGGTGCCCTTGTAGCAGATATAAATAGCTCCACCGCCGCCACCACCACCGCCGCCACCGCTACTTACGTACCTCGTGCCGTTATAAACGCCAGCATCGCCGCCAGCGCCGCCACTGGCTCCATTACTGATGATAGAACCATCAATAATTAAATTCCCACCTACATACAGTAGTATAACGCCACCACCATAATTTCCAGCGCCACCACCACCAGCAGCGTCACCAATACCGCTCGTCCCACCGGTGCCATTAGTGGAGGACCCGTTACCACCAGCTGCACCGGCACCAGCGCCACCGCTGCCACCGACAGCGTACTGGCCACCACTATTATTAGCACCACCTCCGCCACCACCACCGAATTGACCAACATAGGCCACATGTCCGGCTGGTTTACTTGCGCCTGCACCACCTTGAAACGGCTGACTGTCTTCGATGAAGATAAGACCAGAACCGCCATTAGCCCCCCAACTATAAGCACCATCAGAATAGCCTTTTCCGCCGCCGCCACCACCTCCATAACCGCCCCCGTAAGGGCGCTTTAGCATACCTGCTCCACCATAGCCGCCAGTATTACCAGTACCAGAACCAGCATATCCACCGTTTCCACCTGCTCCACCATCCCCGCATACAAGCTGAGAGGGGTAGGGGTAGTTGTTTCCGGCATTAGTTTTAGGCGCAAGTCCACTCTGATCTATCGTGCCGTGGATGGTACAATCACCCTGCACTCGGATAATCAGTCCGGCGTTATGCGCGGCGGCTTTGAGGATTGCTCCGGCATTAATGTAAAGCGATTTATAATGTTTTTCAACAATGCTTTGATGCGGTACGGGCACAGGCAAGGTTACTGTGCCGCTGATAACCGCGTCGCCGTCGCTGCCGTTCCCAAAGATACCGGGTACAGGGTTGGCAGCGCTCTTAAAAAAAAGCTTTGCACCATCCCAATACACCCCTGTCACCCAGCAGCCCGCCTTAAACAGCTCCCCGGGCAGCGGTTCGCCGTTTTGCAGCGTGGCGGTGACCGCTGTGCCGTTAATCGTCCATGTGTCGCCGTCGACGAGGTCAGCCGTGGCTAAAAATGTGAGGTTTTTTGCGCCCGGGTCTACGGCCAGATTGTTGACCGTGCCGGTGCGGGTGTGGGTGGCGGTGGTGATATGGGCGGCAGTGTCGGCTTTGTGCTGCTCCAGATCGTCGGATACCGCATTAATCATATTGAGCAGGTTGCCTGCCTCGTCCTCGCCTAAAATGCCTTTGATACTGTCAAGCCACACTTCAAAATCTGCCTGCTGTGTAGATTTAAACTGCGCCAAGTCGCCCGCGATCTGATTGTAAAATGTGGTTGTGTCTACCTGATCGATCACACCCGTGACGATGCCGCATACCGCGGTATCAAGCCGGGTGTCGGTAATCAGCGCTTGCGTGATCGCTGTGGTGCCTGCCGGTATGCTTATCTCAGCCAGCTTTAAATCGTACTGCTCTACGGTACGCACAATCTCCGGAGCAACGGGATTGCTGGCAAAAGTGCCTTGCAACACCTGTGCTGTGATATTGCGCTCGTTTACGTCCCAGCGCAGCACAATGGTATCCTTGCGGTGTAGCACACCATCTGCGTTAGAAATCGGCAGAGTAATGGGTGCATCATTTTGGTAGTAATAGCCATTGATCCACGCTTTACCTGCGGGGATCACAACACTCATATTTCCCCCGCCAGTAACGGACAGCTCGCCGTTGTACACACCGCTGCTGATAAAACTGGACACCCATTTTGCCAGCCAATCGGTGGTATACTTGCGGTCGCCGGATACCGACCTAAAAAATCCGCTTGTTTCAGCCATCAGACATCATCTCCTAAATCCAAAGTTTCTGGTAGCGGAGTTCCGCACACCGGTGTAATTGTCGCCACGCTGTTTTCGTAGACTTCCTCAACCTCTGTGATCCGCTGGTTAAGGATGATCCCCCACTTTTCAAAGCTCAAAATGTCGCCCAAATCCCAGTCGGTGAGGTACTCAAAGTTTGCGGTATCCACGGCGGCGGCTTCAAAACTTTCCGCGCGCGCGGCTTCTGCCAGCTTTTCCAGCCCGCGCTGGATGAGTTTGGCTTGGTATTGCGTATCGGTCAGTTCGCCTTTTTGCAGGTCACGGGCGTCTACCCACAATTCCCGGCGTGGCTCTCCGCCTGTCTGGTCAACCTCGACGATCACGCGGGCGCTGCCCTCGCCCTCACCGGCAACATAGGCATAATTTTTAAACGCCTGCTCGTTGTAGGTGTACTGCGGGCCATCGATATTGCCAAACTCGTCGCTAAACAGCACATAGGGGGAGGCGCTCTGCGTCACACTTTTGTCCGTACCCTTGTAAACCTCAAATACCCATTGGTGGTTAGGCACGTCCAGCCGGGAAATATACCCAAGGCCGGATGCTTTTGCAAGGGCGGTCAATGTGGTCTGCACGTTTTTCCCGGTCGCCTGAAACGCGCAGGCTTCGGTGTATCCCTGCGCCGCGCCGAGCGCGAGATAGGCAACCGGGCGGGCGGTGATTGCGTTGTCGGACACGACTTTGCGCATACCGCCCTCTACCGTGCCGCTGTAATTGATAGTGGGCGTAATAATGCGCTGGCACAGCTGGCAGGAGCCAAAGCGACCGGTCGCGGTGATTTCCTCGCCGCCCGTTGTGGATTCCCCGACAACGGCGCCCTCGATGATCCCGGCTTCCCGCCGGTCAAGCCGATGGATGATGTTGCCCGGGGCAAGCAAAGCCAGATTATCTGTGGTCGCCGCGCAATGTAACTCAAATTCGCCCGGTTCAAAATATTTCCGACGCCAACGCAGCGAAGAAAAGCAATCAACCACGCCGACGCTCACAATATCCGGGTTGTAAATCAGTAAATCCATGTCACACCCCCCAATAGGCTTGTGTGTGGGTAATCGTCACATTGAGATTGTCGATACCGCTCTCTGCATCATACCGGTACAAATTATCCCCCGGGTAAGCTTGCAGCCACACCGGGGGATATGCCATATAATTGTTGATATTGGTCGTCACGCCGCCGCTTGTAAGTTTCACACGCTTATTCCCCTGCTCGGTGGTAATTATTACCGTGTCGCCCGGGTGCATCGTGAGATTTAATTTCATCAGCTCCCGCCGGTCTATGTTGTACAGTGATGGATTCACCACCTCGCCGGTAGCCATAAACTTGACCGTCAAGCCCTGCGTGACGTTGCTGCCGTTATATACGTTGCCGATCAGGGTGTTTACCTTGCGGGTGAGTTCAAACGGCTCTTCGGTTATTTCTAAATCCCATTCGATCAGCCCCTCCCATGAGGCGAGTTCCGTGAGTTGCTCTTCGAGGTCGTACCATTTAGGATCGGGGCAGATGAGGGAGAGGGTGATTGTGCGCAGCATTTGATACCCGGATGGCGATAGTTTTTCTACATAGTATCCGATTTTGCGTTGTTTTCCGCCGTCTTTGTGATACAAAACACCGTGGCTGCGAGGCTGGAAAAACTGGTATAAGGCATCAGTTTCCATAGCAGGATTTTGCTTGTAGATGTCAAACACAAGAACAATGTTGCGCATCTTTGCGGTAGAGTTATTATAGGTGACCCCATCCTGCCCGCTATTTTGCGAGGTATAGATGTCAAAAGCAGCCCCCAATCCATCGGCAGATAGCAACTTATATTTTTCGGTAATCGCCAGCTTTTCGCCGTGGGCGTTTTCGCAAACAAACTGCATGTTTATTTCCTCCTTGCCAACGTCGCTTCGCGCAGGATGTTTCTGGTCTGTCGTGCTGTTTCTGATGGCGTTAACGGTTTGGGACTGTAATTGTTTTGCACAAAGCTAAAGGGCTGCGTTTCTGATTCTGGCGTCGCCCCGCCTGCATACGCCAGTTGATAAGTTGACTGTGCATTAAACGATGCCCCAAGCCGTGCCTGTTCCGCGAAAATAGTAGAGCGCGCCTGTTCCATCATGTCGGCCATTTGTGCCTTTACATCTCGCAAGGTGGCGGGCATTGCCTTGTCCATGCCGACAGTGATGCCAGGCGGCAAAAAGCGCCCGATTTCGTCAGCCCAAACACCAGATGGAGAGTGAATCTTCAGGAATTTCTTGATTTTCCCCATCAGGTCACCGAAAAAGCCTTTTACATTATTCCAGAGCCAATCTGCGGTACCTTTAATGCCTTCCCACACACCTCTGATTAAGTGTGCGCCCATTTCATTGACTGCACCCATTCCTGCACGCAAACCGTCGACGATAGCATTGACAATGAGAGGCATATTCCTAAGCAGTTGCATCACAATCTGCGGGATTGCTTTGACGATCATCACAAGCAATTTGACCGCAGCACTTAATACGGTTGGGATATTGTTGATCAGGCTGTTTACGATGGTGCTGATAATTTGCGGCAGATTGGTCGTCAGCGCGGATATGATGGTCGGTATCGCATCGATAATGGCCATAAAAAAGTTTATCGCCACTTGCAACAGCAGTGGAATAGCGGTAGTCAGACCGCTCACGACGGTATCTATGATGCTTGGCAAGGCCGAAATCAAAGATATTATAATCTCGGGTATCGCATCTACAATCGCCATCAAAAATGCAATTGCCCCATCCAGTATCAAGGGAACTGATTCTGTCAAAAAATCCAGTATAGTTGTAACAAGGCTAGGAAGCGCGCTCAAAAGAGGTTGAATCACTTCCGGAATTGCTAAGACTAATCCGATTAAAAGGGTTACACCTGCATCAAGTACATCGGGGGCGCTACTTAATATAGTGCTGATAAGCTGAGTGGTGATAGTTGTTGCAGTGGAAAGAAGATAAGGAAGTTCTTCTCCAATACCACTGATTAGTCTTGCGATCAGTTCTATGCCGACAGACGCTACCTGCGGTAACATGTTTAATATCCCGACGGTAAGGGAAACGACAATATTAAGGGCGGCCATCGACAACTGGGGTAGTCCCGCTGAAAACCCTTCCAGCAAACTTTGGATAAAAGAAACTCCTATTTCGACAATTTGCGGGAGCAGTTCAGAGGTAAGCTGGGGCAGACTGCTCGCGATCTGCGGAGCAAGCCCTGCCACCAGCTTAGTAACCCCCTTGAGGGCAGTTTTCACACGGGGGATCAGGTTTTTTGAAAATACGCCGACGCTGTCGACCAGGTTATCCAGCAATCTATCAAAATCCTGCGTATCGTCCGCAAGACCTACAAGCATGTTCTCCCAGGCGGCTTTCATCGCGGAAGCACTGCCTTGAATGGTGGTGCTGGCTTCCTTAGCGGTTGTACCAGTGATGCCGAGTTCGCCTTGTATGATGTGGATTGCCTGATATACGTCGTTCAGGTTGTTGATGTCGTACTTTACGCCGGTGAGCTTGGTAGCATCGGCAAGCAAGCGCTGCATCTCGGTCTTTGTTCCGCCATACCCCAGTTTGAGGTTGTCCAGCATGGTATAGTTTTGCTTTGCGAAGCCCTGATAAGCATCTGTGATACGCCCCATGTCCGTACCCATTTTGTTGGCGTTGTCGGACATATCGGTGATTGCCATATCGGCGGACTTTGCAGCGGCGGCTGTATCGCCGCCTAAACTCTGTAACAGACTCGCAGAAAAGCTGGTGACCGTTTCCATGTAGTCATTAGCAGACATTCCCGCGGTCTTAAAAGCATTATTGGCGTAACCCTCAACAGTAGAGGCGCTGCCCTTAAAAAGGGTTTCCACACCACCGATAAGCTGCTCATAATCTGCGAAAGCAGTAACAGCCATCTTTCCAAGGGCGATCGCCCCGGCTCCAGCGGCTGCGGTTAAGGTTGCGATACCTTTTGCAGCCATACCACCCAAGTTTTTTAAACCGGCCTGAAACCCCTTCTCGTCAATCGACGAATCAATTTTGATAGAGCCGTCATAAGCCAATGCTTCCACCTCCCGGCGGTCATCGGCTCATAATGGCACTACTTGACCTGTTTCCCATTGATAATTTTTATTTCAAACTCGCGTTTGCAGTTTTTCCCTTTGCATCGAACAAAAACACCGGAACAATCAGCTGATTTGCTGTATTGCTCCGGCATTTCATATCCGCACCATGGGCATTTAATCTTTATTTTTTCAATTTTAAGCACCTCCACGTTGGAAAAAAATAGAAAATATGGTAATATACTGGGGAGGGGTGTTGAAAATGATTTGTCCTAAATGTAGTAGCGAAAATGTATCTGTGCAAGCTGTCACTGACATTAAAACCAAGCATCGCGGTTGTTTGGGTTGGTTACTGTGGATTCTGTTAGCTGTTTGCACCTTTGGTCTTATTTTGATAATCCCATTGATTACAAACAGTAAAACCAAATCCAAAACGCACACTGAGGCTGTTTGCCAGGATTGCGGGAATCGCTGGCGGATTTAAAGGCTAAGTGTGCCGGATAAGTCTCCACTGATAAGCAAGGTTTCTGCAATAGCGTTGCATTTTTCCTGTTCTGCTTTTGGCACGGGCAAAGCATACTGTTTCTGCATCTTCTGGTAAAATTTCCGTTCTTCGCCCTTGAGTTTCGATAGGTCAGCAGCTCGGTAATCCATGATTTTGCAGATCAAGTTATCTGGCTTCAGTCCGGTGAAAAGTGCTCGGAATTTCCACCAGTGAAGAAATTCAACGTCGTTCAGATCGATTCTATAATCAGCCATAAACGCAGCGAATATATACTCTGAATCATGCTCAAACGAGTAGATACGCTTTTGCTGACTGTTACCAGACGCTTTCCGTTGCTCCTGTCCCTGCCCGGCAGAGTACAGCCGGAGAATATGTTCAAACGCCGCTTGAACATTCTGCGGAATCTCCGGGTAAAACAGATTGAGCGCCAGTACGCCACGCAGATCATCCTGAATGTCTGGGTCAAACATAAGCTGCTCGAATCGGATGCAGTTCCGAAAATCAGCATCGATCTCGTACTCTTGCCCCTCGATCATAACTGACCGGGGGGAAACTTCTGTTAAAAGACTCATTTCTTTGCACGCCGGGCGGCGCGATTTGGCGTGTATTTGGCTGTAAGATCAGTCATAAATTTTGTTTGGGATTGATCGAGCTGAATTTTAAGCTGCCCGAATGCGTCCAAAGCCTTACCCATGTCGCAGGTGTCGCCAAACACCTTTTTATCAGTGCCCTCACCAAATATTGTGTTGAAGCACTCGAAAACAGTCTCGCAAATAGCTCTGATGCCCTGTGAGAGTTTTAAGGATTTATCCGCATGAATTTCTGTCACACGGGCTTTCACGCGGTCCATAGCATCTTCGATTTTCTCTGCCGTATCCGCATCTAGGGCGTTAAATTCCAGCTCAATGTCATTGATTTTGATTGCAGCCATATTATCCTCCTGTTACGGCGCCGGCGTAGCGTCAGCTGCCGCGGTAAACAACTTTGTCTGCGTGTTGAATTCACCGATAATTACATCACCTTGGGCGTTCATATTGCCCTCTATGGTAGCAATTTCGCCGCCGGCACCACCCAAGGTATCAATTGCAAACTCCACCGTGAATTTCCGGGCATAGTAGGTATTTTGCTTGCCCTCGATAGGGCGGAACAGGTTCACCCGATAGAAAGAAGCCTGTACGCCGAGCAGCTGCTCTTCAGCTATTTTGGTAATATAGTCAGTCACCGCATTGTCTTTGTACCGGTCGCCGGTAATGGGAAACTGGGGCTGATAGCCCGTGGTGATAGTAGACGCAGACTTGTCCGATACATAATGCTTATCAACAGTCTGCGCGTTGGGGGATTCATCAACCGTTTCAAAAACATTCATGAGCCGAATATCTGGTGTGGCTTCTGTGCCGACATCCAGATAATCAGCAAGCATATTCCGGAAAATCGGAGTACCTTTTGTATCTGCCATGTTCATACCTCCTGTAAATAAAGTAACCTGCATTGAATTTGATACCGGCCTACAGCAGGACCGGTCGTGAATAAGTATCCCGTGGACTGTGCTTCAATTTTAATTGGAGTTTTGCCTACGGGTAGATCCGGAAAATTACTTTCCAAGTTTTGCTGCTCCAACCAGTCGGAAAATTGTTCGTAGAACCCGGAATTCGCAAGGTTTTGAAGGGCATCGCTTCCGTATTCATTGACAGACCGAAACACAAAAAGATACTGACGGATACTTGACCCGTCAGTATACTTCTTGACAATATCGGTTGCAGGCGTGGTGTCAATGGAATATTCAATGCCGCTTTCTGGGAGATAATCAACGTTCAGCTTTCTGTCTCCAGTGAGGGGGCAAGCAAGGAAATAGTTCCACAAGGATTTGATAATCGTCGCTGCCATTTATTTGCCGCCCGAAACACGAATTGCTTCACTCAATAATCCCTGAATTTCTTCGCTAAACTTGCTTTCGTTTGCGGCCAATTCGCGCGACAAATAGCTTTTATTGTGATAGGCCAGTATTTCGAGTGCCAACGCTACTTTTACATAGTCCATTGGATTTTCACTGACAACGCCAATTTTCATTTTACTTACCTCCTGCAATCTTTTTTGTTCCGCGCAGCCATTCTTCTTTATGGTCGGTTTTAGAGCGCTCAAACCATTTAGCGCCGCGCTGGGGGTCGTAAGAACGGCTTTCCGCAGTGTTCCAATATTGTTTTGCTGCATATGGCGCGTTATAAACCACTTCACCCGAACCTATCACCGTGCCAAGCTGCCCGGATTTCATCAGGGCGCCGGTCCGGAGCGGAACATATGGAGCGGTCGTGCGAAGCACTTCGGAATCAAGAAACTTCTGTGCTCGGGAAAACTGCTCCGTTTTCGTCGGCCCGAAATTCGGATTCCATTCCAATTTTGCCTTTCCGTTCTTGGTCTGGATGATTTGGCCGCGCGGGGTTTTGATAACGATTTTGTTATTTGCCATTATTTCCCCTCAACTTTCCAATGCTGCACAGCAGGTGAGCCGCGCCGATTGTCAGACCACCCGGTCACGACAAAACACTCAGATCTGCCGGTAATCTCTTTCGGTTGGGCGATTTCCGGACCTTCGCTGCGCAAAACAAGATCGCCGTTTTGAAGCGTCCAGAAGCCCGCCAGAGCCGCGTCATCTTTTAAGGCATAATCTTCTGGCAGAATGAATTCTTTGCCCTGTGGCGCGGAGGAAACGGGAATACGCACGGTGTAAGCGTCCGCTGTCAGCAAACCAGCATCAGTAACGGTCACCTTTTGACCGCCGTACCAGTTCACGCCGGAAATAAATGTGCGTATCCACTTTTCGTTACGAGTTCCTTTGTGAGCGAGGTTATAAATTGTGATGTCGGCATTGGTGATCATCGGCAGCACCGGCCTTTCGGCAAATCCACGCCGGCGTACATCAGCCCCGTTCCGTACAGATAAGGCAGGGCAGCCTCTTCATAGTCGGCATAGAGCTGTGCGCTCACCAGACTAAAATCGTTGTATGATACGCTGTAGCCATCATTGTTTTCAGACTTCACAGCAGCATTCACGTTTAGCACCCCGGATTTTTCTGCGACCTGAATCCGTTCTGCCACAGCACACATAGCCATCTTTGCCTCGTCGGGGATTATGTCTGCCGAGCGTAGGCGGTTAAAGGTCAGTCGATCAATAAAAGCCGACGCCTTAACCGCCAAGCCCGGGAAATCAGCTTCACTGACGGCGCCGCCGCGGAAGTTGTCCCGATAATAAGCATAATCGGCATACGCCATCATAGAGAGCCCTCCTTTTAGCCGTTGGTGATGATCTGTGCCATCGGAATCGCCTTGGGATCAAACTTGATTGCCCAGTTTGCCGCGGCTGCGAGCTGCGCGTCGGTGGGGGAACCAGAGAATCCGGAAGAGGGAGGCGTAAAGCTAAAACCGTTCGGGTGGAAGGTCTTTCGGGTACGGGTATAAAGCGTGTCCTGACCGCCGTTTGTTTTGGGATCGCGAAATACCTCAGAAGGTACATCCACGCGAGCAGGAGCCGTGCGGATCACGCCACCGCCCAGCAGATAGGTGGTGTATTTGATAAGGTCTTTGTTATCGCCGCTGCCGCCAACCGGGGCTGCCGGAACGCTGTCGTCCACAATGACCGTGTAGCCATTGGCCGAAGCAATCGCCAGAGGCTTTTGAACTCCGTTTGCATCAGTCTGCTTCCAGAACTCCAGCACCTGCAGGTTTTCGAGCGTTTTGGCTACACTGGAGTGCATGATTGCGAGGCTGAACAGCGATTTGTTATCGCCCATAGCCTGCGTAGCCAGATCGTTGAGGTCGGTGATCCCGATTTTGTAAGGAGTAGCGGTCGTGGAGCCAAGATCCACAACATGGTTATCGTGCCATTTCTTCGCGTTGCCGGATGCGCCGGTCACCGAGAACACGCCGGCCAAAATCTGCAGCAATCGGGTCTGATCCTGCTTCTGCCAGTAACCGGCGATATTCCGGGCAATGTTGCCCATCGGGTCCGCACCGGTCAGCTCGGCCACAAAGTTGCGGGCGGTGAAGCCTTTCGCGCGGCCAAAGACAACGCCAGACTGCGAATCGCCGTCGGTTTCGGCGGTGTTGATGTCCGTCTGACCGTCGTAGTTGTCCGGGTCGCCGCTAAGCGCGTTGTAAAACGGGATCGTATAGAAATTACCGTCGTTCTGAATCATCGATGCGATCTGGGCATCTTCCACCAGAGCGCCGCTCTGAATCATAGCGCTTTTTACGGGATCGGGAGCATCGCTCCAATCACGATTAAAAATTTCCTCGTCAAACGGGAATCCAAGAAAAGTACCAGGCATATGTTGTTACCTCCTATTTCTGTGTCAGCCCCTTATAGATCTCGGGCTGCTCTGTTTTAAGTTTCAGTTTTTCCATGTAAGACATTTTTGTGAACGCCTCTTTGGTCACTTCCGGCAGAGGCGCACCGGTGATCGGGTCCGTAAACTTCGGCGGGAGTTTGTCACTGGCAAACGCGCTGGGGTCGTCTGCTTTGGCCTGATTCAAGATTTCATCAAACCCGACCAGTTTGCCATTATCAAGCTTCAGCTGCTTTTCTTTCAGCGTAGCCAGAAAGGCTGATTTCGCGGCCTTGGAAGTGAATTTCACATCGGACAGGGCGGCGAGGGCGGCGTCGTTGTAATCACGATCGGCAAGCTGCTTCTGAAAATCAGCCGCAGCGGATTCATACTTTGCTTTATAGTCGTCTGCGGCCTGCTTAATACCATCAATATCCATGCCCTTGAACTGCTCAATTTGTGTGTTGGCAGCAGCAAGCTGGGATTGCAAGGTGTCACGCTCAGTAGTTAAGGTCGCAATGGTGTTTTTGTGCTTTTCGATGTCCACGCCGTGAATAGACATGATTTTATCGAGAACATCTTTGTCCTCAATCCCAAGCGCTGTAATTTCTTCTCGTTTCATAATCGCCCTTTCTCGCTATGCTTTTTAGCTGGTCGCATCAGCCGCGCCCCGTAGTTTTGCGACTTCGGGCCGGTCAAAAATTATTTTTTCGCTGCATGTACTGCTTTTTGTGCTTGGCTGCGTCCGAATCCAAGCACCTGTTCACGTTCACCCTGTCGGTGCATTCCGGTTTGACCGAGAAAATCATCCAGCTGCAACTTCTGGCGCTGCAGCTTCACAGCCGACGCGTGGAATTGCTCGTTCAGAGCGTTGCGAAGCTCCTCGCTGCCGGTAGCTTTCATTCCAGCGTCATACCCGGCCAGCTCGCGCTTTGTGGCTCTGATCTGACGTTCTGCGGCCCGCTGCATCTGGGTGGCATCGTAATACTTGATGGTTTCACCATTGTACTGAACGGTCTGATTTTCGTAGCCCCGAAGCTTTTCACGGGGGTAAGCGGATGCGCTCAATCCCTCGAAAAAGGGAAAGAAGCTATGCCGACAATTCCAGCCGCAAAGCCCCGCGCCAGTGCCGTACCCGGTAGATTCTACAAAGTCAGGATATTTACCGCGCTTATCAGATCGGCTGAATATCTTTCCTTGCCATACCTGATGATCTGGCCGGGCTCCAGGGTGCGCTGTGGTTTCCACGAGGTCGCAGCCCATGTCGTCGGCGTAGCGTTCGGAGATTTGTGCGGCCGTCTGGCTTACTCCTGTCAGCGTCGCCCGACGGATGGCTACATCCAATTTGTCTCGGTGCCCGGTAGGATAAAGCACCTCGGCCCCGGACTTTGCTGCCGTGCGCACGGCGTTGCGGATAGCGGTTACATAATCAAAAGCGCCGCTCTCCACCTGCATTTCTGCAAGGGTAACGGCGTTGATGTATAATTGCTGAGTTACCACGGCAGTGGTCATGGAAAGATTCCTCAGGTGGCCGGCCGTTTTTGCCATGCCTGCCTGCAGCACTTGCATAGCGGCCAGAGATTGACGCAGCGGCGGGGGAGAGAGGCCAGCCGCCTGATAAATACCCCGGTCAATTTCTACGGCCTGAACCCCAGCATCCTCAAACAGCGCCCGTACGTGTTGATCGCTGGCATCGGTCAGCTGCGCCACTCGGCGGATAATATCGTCGAGCAATAGGCCAGACTCCTGAAGCCTTTGAATCTGCCACTCGGCGGTAGCGGAAACGCCACCGGTCTTTACCAAGCGGCGCACAACGTCACGGGTGATAGTTTCATCCAGTTTTGAGTAGAGCTCCAGCAGATCGTCAGCAGCGTAGTCAAAGTAATCAGGCGGCAACATCAGGCATCACGCTCCCGGAAATTAAACGGATCACTGAGATTTGCGCTTTGCTGTGCCTCCGCAACGAGCGCCTTGGCTTCTTCCTCTGTGTATCCCTCATAATCGACGAGGTATTTCCACTTTGGGATTACATTTGCAATAGCCATTTGCCACGCCCTGGCGCGGTCCTCGGAAACATTGACGGACAGGTCACGCATGGAGTAATTTTCTTCATATGTTCCGGGCGGCGCCAAACCATACAGCGTAGCATAAGCATCCAGTGCGTATGTGAGGCCGCTAAGCGCTGCTTTCAGGGCCTTTTGTATATCGGTCGCCGTGGAAACGGTGCGCTGCTGGTCAGCTTCAACCTGGGTGGCGGTCACCATGCCGGTCTTCTCATCGAACGAGAAATAGCCATTGCTGAACCCGCACTGATTACCAGCGATGTTTAAAAACGTTTGCATGCTCTGCCGGTACTCTGCAATGCGGATAGACGGATTGAATTCATGATAGGTGTTCTTTTCATCGACGCCGTATTCAAGTCCCTGAATTAGATCGGGGATGGGATTGTTCGTCACATTGCCTTTATTGTCCCGTCGCAGAATCTTATCGGATACGAACACCTTACGGTCGGCCGTCTTAATTTCTTTTCGCAGACCCCGGGCGGTGAAATCAATGTCCTGAATTGTGTCGATTGCCTTGGCGAAGATGGAGCAGCCAAGAGGGGAGGAACTGTCCACCTGATTCGCCCAGGGCATTTTCAGGTAGCTGAACAAAGGCCGTTCCAGATAATCGATACTGGATTCCGGTTGAATAGTTGCCCATTCACGCACAGCAGCCAAGGACACCGGGCGGCCGATTGTGTTCGGGCTATCACTCACAAAAGCCTTGTTGCTGATTTTGTAGGAGCCGCCCTCGAACCGCTGATATTCAAATCGATTAAAATATTGATCTGCGATCTGTTTTGACGAAATGAAGATGGCACCGGTAATATCGCCGTTGCTGTCCAGATCAACCGGAATAAACTCGCCCTGTTTAATAAAATCCACACCAGCACCGTTCGGCTTCAGCATCATGCCGCCCAGGGCGCAGGCGTATTCCAGCTGTGTACGGATTTTATCCTGTAACTTTGCCATGCGCTGCTGCAGGTAATCCGCCCGGGCGGATCCGGTAATCTCAAAGGCGAGTTCGATCGTAGCTAACCGCGCCGCTTCGCTGGACACAATGGCGGCAAACTGAGCGGAGCGCATTTCCGGTTCGTCACCCAGCCAACAGGCGCGGCCTTCATATATGTCTTTCCAGCTTTCTACGGCGCCCATCATCACAGAGGAGGCGGCCGGTTGAACATTGAAAATCTGATATACTTCCTGTGGACTAAACACGCTGCGAAACACCCCCTTAATCCAGTTTAAAAAGCCCACGGTATCACCGCCTTAGTCTTCATCCTCGATTTCCGAATCTGTGAAATACCGCTCTTTGTTGTTGCGGATCATTTGATCGATGCAGTCGTACCGGATATTTGTTTCTGCTGTTGCCTTGTCCTGAAGGTCCATGTTCCAATAAGCGGTAAACACCTGGCGGTCTTCAAGAATAGCAACAACTGCCAGTCCTCTTACTCGTTCCGCACCAAGCGCATCAATCGTTTCGGTTAAAAATGGCAGGTATTCATTCTGTTTGTTCCCGCTGAAAATCACCGTCTTTTTATTGCTTTCCATTCCAATCCACCCATCGTAATTCGTTTCTAAGAATCGTACTGGTAAAGTAGCGCACGTCGTCCATGGCGTGGTCAAACTCCTTAATTACTGTATCTTCCGGTTTATCCGGGTCCCAAGAATACGCCTCGAACTCACGAATGCAATCTTCGCAACACTCGCAAATCTGAATCTTACCGGCCTGCAGCAGAGAGGAAACCGCCGCAATGCCGGGGAGCACATCGTTTTTTGCCTTATCGACTGGAAACCGGCCGTGTCGGTATACTGTCTCGATGAAACTGCTGGCGGATGGATCAACCACAACGCGCTCTATATAGCGCTCACCAGCCAGCTTTTCCACCTCCGCATAATGTTCCTCATCGGTCCGTTGCTGCTTGGTTTTACGGCCGTCGTGGTAATACTCGGCAACTCTGGTTGCAACGCCGTCACGCAGGCACCACAGGCCCGCGGAGAAAGGATTTTGTATACCGTAGTCAATGCTGATCCAGTATCGGCCAGTGCCGAGGAATTCAGGGACGGTATTTTTGTCGCGGTCAAACATGGGGTAGACGAGACCTGTCGCCAAGCACCACATGCCGAGGACAAACCTGTTATAAAATACGCCGACGTATTGGCTGCGGTATCTCGCTTTGATATCGTCGCCCAGTGAAAGGTTATCGTCCATCGTGAAATGGAGATACAACAGCTGGCGCTTTTTGCACTTGGTGATCCAGTTCGTATAAAACCAATGCTGCGGCCCCTCGGGGTTGCAGTTGAACCAGAACTTAGAGCCGGTCACCGAACAGCGGGCGGTCGCCTGATTGACAAAACTTTCAGGCATGAGCGCCACTTCGTCGAATAGCACACCGGCCAGCGTAATACCCTGAATCAGGTCCTGACTGCGTTCGTCTTTGCCACCAAACTGGTAGAAGTAATTCAACTTTTCGCCGCGGCGCACGATCATCAGGTTTTCGGAGCGGCGATCCTGCACGGTATAGCCACGGGACCGGAGCATGAGTTTCAACCAGAACATAACGTTGCGGCGCAAACTACCGATCGTCTTTCCACAGATTGCAAAATTCTGGCCGTCAAAACTTTCCATGGCCCACACGACATAGGACAGAGACATGCAGACAGTTTTACCGGAACGGATTGATCCGTCAGCAATGATTCCCTCCGAATCCTTTACCGGACTGCTGGGGCACCACCAAGTAAGGACCATTTTCTGTTTCTGCGAAAACGGCTTGAACTTAAAAAAGCCTTGCTTAACCTGATGACGTAGCTTTATGGTACTATCAGACAGTGCTTTGCGATATGCCGCGATCTGCTCGTCAATCTTTGTCCACGTTGTCACTGTTCTGATCCTCCCAGTTAGGGTCTGAATTGTCCCCAGCCTGCCAGACATTTGCAGCCTGGTCGTTCAAAGCGGCCTGAAACCCATCATCAGGGGCGGAGCTGTCGCCGGTATCTTTTATAGCCGACTTTGCTTTGAGCAGCTCGATTTCCAAACGCCGCTTGTCGTATTCGCGGCGGTGCCGGTCCGCAGGATTCGCCTCAAAGTAATTACCGAGCCATTCCAGAGCCTTCATGCGGTCCGCCAGTTTAACGCTGGCGCCGTCTTTACCTTGCTTTACCTCAGACAGGAGCGTGCCGTCGACTTCGGACGACTCTTTAAAACGCACCTCATTGATTTCTTTGGTCAGCGCGACCTTTGCATCGCTGCCTGGCACCGGGATCTGAATAGGGCCGAATGGACCCATCACAGGAACCCAAGCACGGCCAAATTCCAAGAAGTCGGTGATATCCGCAAATGCGATGTGCATGTATTTTTCTACCACATCATCGACAGAGGCGAGCAGGGCAGCGGAGCGGATTTCCTTAAGCCGGGTGATTTCGGCACGGATTGAAGTTTTTTGAAGTAGCTGATATCCTATTTGACCAGCAGTTTCAGAACTGTATCCTGCACGGATAGCGGAATTCGTGGCATGAAAGGTTTTGACGTAATGCAAGCAAAAGACCCGCTGCTGGTCAGTCAGTTCCGGGTTTTCCTCGACCGACTGAATCAGCATAGTGTTTGTGTCTGTTGCGTTGCAACGTTCTTTTGCAACGTTGCGTTGCGTTGCAGCGTTATCGCCCCAGCCACCGCGGCTCTTCCAGCTGCGGACGGTCCCCGGGGATACACCCAAAAGCTCGGCGATTTCAGACGGAGCCTTGCCCTCTTGGTAAAGGCTTTTTGCCTGCTCCATCAATTCGTTTTTCGCCACATCTTCCACCACCTCGCTTATAAATACACTCTGGAAAAATGCAGAACGGTACTCCTGTAAGCCTGTTCTTGTTCCATACACAGCTTTCACAGTTCATACCGTTTCGCCTCCAAACAAAAAGGACGGCCCAAAATGGGTCGCCCTGGAATATTCGGTTTGCCGGTCTTTCCCGGCTGTCCTGCCATTCGCTGAAAGGTTTTTTAGAATGCTCTTTAAACCGTTGGTGCGGCCAGACGGAATTGAACCGCCTTATTGCCCTTTTGCCGCATATCTGCCCCGCAGTGTATTACCACGGGGCAATTTCAGGGAGGTTTCCCGGCGATACCGGGGGATGAGCCTTGAATACGATATGTTGTGTAGGTATATCTCTACAATTTAACTTTACCACAGGATAACGGGAAATGTGGGAAAATCACAAGTTTTCTTTAAAATATTTTTGCGACACTTTTTTAACGGTTTCATTTGTTTCTCTCCCACCCATTTTATCAGCAACTGTCCACCAGTCCAGCCCGTTGACGTACCGATACCTCAGAATTGTCCTAATACGCGCATCCGGTATCGTAGAAAGCAAATCCTCGGCTTTATTCAACCAAAAATACAATTGCTTCCGCTGTTTCTCGTATCGTGCTTCCAGCCGGGCAATCTCCCTTTCAATGCTTGGCTCCATTGCTACGCCGCGAATCGTTATGGCGCGGGGCTGATAAGGTGGGCATAAGCTGCTACCTTTCACGCAGTCTACGACAGACTGATACGGCGTACTACGCAGAGTGGAAAGCTCGTCCTCAATTTGCCGTAGTTCGGCTTTAATTCCGCCATACTGCTCCAATATGTCCTTATTGGTCAATACTGTTCACCTCTCAATCATCATCAAACGCCGCGTAATCTTCCGGCGGTATTTTTAGCTTGATCTCTTGTATCAGTACCCGATCAAGATGCTCCCAAAAAATTGGGTCACTTTTATTTTCACGCTGGAACTGTAATGTTTTCTCGTATACATTCTCCAGCCGCGTCGCGCCAAAGCCATATTCGCGGTTCAGTGTGAAAAACGCAAGTTTCAGGCATCGCCGCAGTATTTCGCTTTCCTTGTCATCGATATACGACTGGACTACCTTCTTGCTGGGGCCGTTCATCATCTTCCGAGGTGGGATGCGTGCTTTCATGCGGATTCCTCCTCTCTGGAAATCAGCCTATCCAGATACCAGCGGGCCTTTTTAAGATCCTCCACTCCATTTTTGTGCTTCCAGCGCCAGAGATATTTTATCGCATTTGCAGTACAGATCGCCTCAATACCGGTCAAGCTTTCGGTTGCTGCCTCCAATGCGTCGATGCACTCGACCTTGCCGGCGGTGTAGTGCGGCGGGTGATTTATAATATCGGGCATTCTATTTTTCCTCCTTCGCTTTTTCAATTCTGACCCGAAGGGCCTTTAAAAGGCTCTCCTGTGTGGTGCTTTTGCCCTGCAAAGCGTCCATGACATCCTCGTCCATACTACCCTGTACTATCAGGTGATGGATAAAAACTTTCTGTTTCTGGCCCTGTCGGTGCAGACGTTTATCCGCCTGCTGCTTTAATTCCAAGCTCCAGTTCAGGCCAAACCAGATGATATGATTGCCACCGTCTTGAAGGTTCAGGCCGTAAGCGGTGCTTGCCGGGTGAGCCAGAAGAATATCAATCTGGTGGTTGTTCCAGTCCGTTTCGTCCTGGGCATCTTTGTACACCCGAACACGCAAGCCCGACTTTTTAAGGGCTGCCAGAAGCCGGTCCCGGTCATGTTGAAAGTTATAAAACACAAGGGCTGATTGCCCCTGTAAAGCCTCCACCAGTTCGAGGAAAGCTTCAATTTTGCACTGGTGAATTTCTACCACCTGCCGGTTTTCACCGTATACAGCGCCGTTGCCAAGCTGTAGCAGCTTCGTTCCCAGTGCAGCTGCAGTTGTGGCTGTGATCTCTTCTTCGTCGATTTCCAGCAGCATGTCCTTTTCCAGCTTCTTGTAGGCCGCCTGTGCTTTGGAATCCAGAACCACCGGCACGTCAACAGAAACACATTCGGGTAAATCCAGATAATCTTCCGCACTCATGCTGATACAGATATCGCTTATCTTGCCTTGGATGGTATCGTCAGCGCCGTCTTTCGGCTTATATGAGAACACCTGCTGGGCGTTTCGCTGATCCGGGTCGAAATATCTTTGCCGGAATCCGCCGATCGTTTTTCCCAGACGTTCGCCACCGTCCAGTAAGTATACCTGCGCCCACAGGTCAATCAGCCCATTCGGGGCGGGGGTGCCGGTCAGCTCCACCAACCGGGAAATCTTTTTCCGCACCCAGCAAAGGGACTTGAACCGCTTCGCCTGATGGTTCTTGAAACTGGAAGACTCGTCGATGACAACGAAGTCAAAGGGCCAGTCGTTGCGGTAATAGTCTACCAGCCACTGTACATTCTCACGATTGATTACATAAACGTCTGCCGGAGTGTTCAGGGCCCGGATTCTCTGTTTCAGGCTGCCCAGCACAGGGATAATCCGCAGCAGTCGCAGATGCTCCCACTTGGCGGCCTCCTTACTCCAGGTTGCTTCGGCTACCTTTTTCGGGGCTATTACCAGCACTCGCTGAACAGCGAAGCGGTAATATTTCAGGACGTTTACCGCTGTCAGAGTGATTACTGTTTTGCCGAGGCCCATCCCAAGGTAAGCGCCAAGCCCGGGGCCAGGGAATACTGGCATGTCCACAATCCGGTTAATGCAATATGCTTGGTAGTTGTGGGGAATAAATGGCCTACTCAACATCCCTCATCTCCAATTCTTCGATATCTTTCTGGCTCGGGCTCTCCAGCCCTCTTACCAGTATCACCACTCTGTCCACCTTTGGTTTGCTATCGACACACCCGAAAACGATTTGACCCATTCTCCGCAACTCTCTGTGCCGGCTGCGTTGCTTTTTTGTAGGCTTTTCACCCGTACTCTTTGTCTCTACAAAAACTGCCTTGCCATCAGGGAGACAGACCAATCTGTCAGGCACCCCGGTGTTTCCGGGTGAAACAAATTTGTATGCCTTGCCGCCCAGTGCTTTTACCCGGTCGCGAAGATACGCTTCAATCGTCGATTCCTGCATTTTAATCCCCCCATACTCTATCTCTATACAGTCCCTATCTCTAACCCGCGCGCGGATATTTTTTATAAATTAGGCGCATTAGACGGGTTAGGCGGGTTTTGTACTCTCTAATATACCTATTTAAACATTACTATTAGAAAGATTGTCACATTGTCACATAAGGCTTTTTATTCAGGTTTCATGCGGTTTTTGATGTTGACAAACTTTGTCACACGATTGTCACTTTGTCACAACAAACTTTTTATGTGACAATCAGTTTGTCACAGCCTTTTCAAAGCCTCTTTGCCATTTGCAGTAGCCAAATCGCGCCGCGTTTTTCATTCTTTTCCAGCCACCCTGCATTGCAATAACCGCGTTGATTTCGGCGGAGTCCGAATTTCGAATAGACCGGATATCGTTTCCCAGTGCTTCGCACCAGACCTCCAATGCACAGACTCGGTGTCGTTCCACAAGCTGCAAATCGCCTTTTTCACCGTTATTCCAGAACATCTGGCGACGGTTTAGATCCCACGTGTCCCAGTCTATCGGTACCCTCTGGTCAAGGAAATCTCGAATGATGCCCTCCCGGGTGCTATGTTCTCTGTGGCTTTCTTGTTCTTCTTTTGCGGCGGCTTCCAGTTCGCCGGAAAGGAAAAGAGGCTCCCCGAGCTGCCAGCGTACGACAGCTTCAGCCCACAGCTGATCTATCTCCCCGTCGAGATCCCGAAATACACTTTTCGTTGGCTTTGTAATCGCGAGATCAACCGGCCAGAAGCGCCGGCCGCCCGTAGGGTCCCGTAGGTATTCTCCGTTATTGGATGTGCCGAAGAACACGCAGCACCGCGGGCATTCCTGCACATGCCGGCCATAGGCAGCCCGAAAGCGGTCAATGCGCTGGCTGAGAAACTGCTTGATACGGCCAACCTCAGACTTGTTGAATGCCTCGAGTTCGCCGATCTCTACAATCCAAACACCTTGTATCAGTTCGCAGGCTTCTTTGCCCTCAAAAGTTTTCAAGCCATCGGTAAACCACTTGCGGCCCATTTTGTTGAGCAGAGTGGATTTACCGAGACCTTGCGGGCCGGTAAGAATGGGCATAGTGTCGTATTTGCAGCCGGAGTCCAGAGCGCGGGCGACCGCTGCGGCGAACGATTTACGAGCCACGGCACGTACATATGGCGTATCTGCGGCACCCAAATAGTCGGTGAACAAAGTGTCAAGCCTCGGCACTCCGTCCCACTTGAGCCCGCGAAGGTAATCCTTGACCTCGTTATAGGCATGGTTGTTTCCGCATAGGCCGAGGGCGTCAGTAACTTTGTCTTTTCCGGTAATCCCATAAATTTTTTCCATGTACCAGCGGGCGCCCTTGTCGTCGTTGTCTCCCCAGGTACGCTGCCCCGGGTGAGTCAGATCCCAGGGCATTGTACCAGCGACAAGGCCCCGTTTGGCGAATTCATCATAAAGGATACGGCCTTTTATCAGCGGATCGTTTTCCAATATAACCAGTACATTGTCGGTAGTTTTAGCTGGAACGCCGGTTTGCGGGCTTACCTGCAGGAGCTGCATCCAATCCTCGGGGGCGGCGTCAGTACAGCTGGCATCATCGCCGGGCAGGGTGAAATCTTTTGTTGCTTCCTCATATCGCTCCTTATTCAGCAGAGCAGAGACACCGGTGTCGGCGACGGCCAGCTCGCACATAGCTGTAAATGACGGCAGCCGGTTGGTCGGGGTGCCCGGTTGTGCGGCGTCGTCCTTGTCTGCGAACAGATGATAACGGACCAGATCAAAGGCGTTGCAGAGTTTCCCGCCGGCGGGGTCGGTCGCATGGTGGCTGAATATAAAAGTACCATCGTCGTACACGATGGCGCCGCCGGTGGTTGATCCACCGGTGAAGGTGTACCGGTCGGGGCTGTTATCCACGGGCTCATAAATGCCCGGCAGAAACTTATCCATGGCAGCCAATACATTATAAGTGCGGCAGAATGCGCCGACCACGCCATGCTTTTCGGTCGGGTCGCCCTGCTTTGCGGCAAGGCGTTTGTGCGGGTCTTGGATACCAGGCACCTGTGGCCAGACAGTAACGTCGTGCCAGTCCTGCCCGGCCTGCGCATAAAGCCCTAGAACGCCGTTTGCTGAAAGGAAAGGCTTGTCACCGAGAGTGTATATGTACTGACTGTCGGAACAGCAGGACGGCCAGTACATAAGCCGGGAAGCTTCAAATGTGGACGGGTCGCACATTTCTATGCCAATCAGCTGCGCAGCCTTGCGCGCGATCGGCTCGTACTCGTCTGCGGTGCAGGTGCGATCCAGCGGCAGGATAATGCGAAGCCGGGGTGCCTCCGGGGCATGCTTGCGAGTGGAGTAGATG